TGTTCCAGAACCAAGCCCGCCCTGACTGGGGCATCTTCCTCAAAGAGACGCTGAACGAGACGCAGTGGAATCGCATGATTGCGTATCTCGATCAGAACCTTCGAGGCAACCGCAACAGTGGTCGGCCTTACATCTTCGAGGGTGGATCAGACGCACGCCCGTTGCAGTTCAGCCCGCGTGACCTGTCATTCAGCGAAGGCGAGAACCGCAAAGTGGAAGTGATCGCTGCGGTGTCCGGCGTGCCTGTCACATTGCTCAAAGCCAACGATCCAAACCTTGCATCTGCACAGGTTGGCTTCGCGTCATACATGCGTGACACCATCCACCCGTATCTGGTGGCTGCCGCAGAGTATTTGAACCAGTCACTGCTGCCGCTGTTCGGTGGACTGGCTGACGGTCTGTTCTTGGCCTACGACAACCCGGTGCAAGAAGACGAGCAACTGATATCTGGCATCATGCAATCGCAGGTTGCTGCTGGCATCCGCACGATCAACGAAGCCCGCTCAGAACTCGGCCTTGATCCGGCAGATGATGGCGACGAACTGCGCGTCAATGGCATTCCGCTTGACGTTCTTGGTCAGCCAGCCCTGCCGCCTTTGGGTGCTTTGGCATACGGCAAAGAAGAAGAAGAAGAGAACCGGAAGGCAACCCGCAGCGAAGTCCGCGTTGGCTCATGGGTAGAGTGGAGAACTGCAAAGGGAAAGTATCTAGGCAAGATTCGACGCTTCAAAGAATCTGGCACTGAACCCGGCACAGTCGGGGACGGTGAAGCCACAGCAGAAGACCCGATTGCCTTTGTGCAGGTTTACATCCGCAACGAGGATGGCACGTTCACGCCGTCTGATCGTGACGCACCTGTGCAAGTCTCACGCTTAACCCCAACCGACGAGCCAGAAGTCACCAAGGGCATCAAGGCAGTCAGTGAGCAGGTGCGTGAGACGCTGAAAGAGAAAGCCGAAGAACACAACGAAGAAGTGGGCGATGCCAAGAGCAAACGAACCACTACCCGCACTCTGGTTGCTGTCTTCGAGCGTGGTATTGGTGCATACCGTCAGAACCCATCGTCAGTGCGTCCCACCGTCACTGGTGCTGAGCAGTGGGCATACGCCCGCGTCAACGGGTTCTTGCATGCACTCAAGACCGGCAAGTTTAAGCGCAAGCCATACGACACTGACCTACTGCCGGAGGGCCACCCGCTGTCTAGCAAGAGCAAGGGCGACAAGGCAGGGCTTGAGAACTTCCCTGACGTATACACCACGCCAGAAGAAGCCGAGAGCCGTGCGTTGGTGCTTGGCTGTGATGGCATCCACGAACACCCCGGTGATGCGTATGGCTTTGACGGCGTGATCTACATGCCATGCTCGTCGCACCGTGACTACGAAGCAGCCATCAAAGACCAGCAGAAGAAGTACGAAGACATTGACTTCACACCGCCTGCTGACGTTCAGGAAGAAGCACAGCGTGGCTTGGACTGGCGAGCCAAGCATGGTCGAGGTGGCACTGAAGTCGGTGTGGCCCGTGCGCGTGACCTCAGCAACGGCGTGTCTGTCTCGCCTGAGACGATCCGCAGAATGGTCAACTTCTTCACACGGCATGAGGTTGACAAAGATGCAGAAGGCTTTGAGCGTGGTGAGGACGGCTACCCGTCTGCCGGTCGCATTGCGTGGGCGTTGTGGGGTGGCGATGCCGGGCAACGATGGGCCAACTCGATTCGTGACCGCATGGACGCAGAAGATGAACGCGGAGAGAAGGTATCGCGGAGAGAAGGAGAGAGCCTCGACAACTGCGTTGCACGCGGCATCGAGGTGCTGATGGCTGAGGGCTATGAGCGTGACCAAGCGGTTGCGATTGCCTACCGCCAGTGCGGCACAGCCACCAAGCGTGCGGTTGCCTTCCTGACCGGCATGGAGCCGGAGATGCAGAAGAAGGCGTTTGACGGGCCAAGCAAAGAAGACTGGCCCGAACGTACCAAGGAAGCCCGCAAGGCTATTGAAGACGTTGAGGACTACGAGCCAGAACCAGCAAGCGAAGACATCCGTGCCGGTGAACCAGCCAACCCGGCACGCCGTATCCAGACCAACTTGGTGCGGGTACTCGAAGAGCAGAAGCGTGAGATCATCAACGCCCTGCTTGGTGCAAAGGGTGGAAAGAAGCAGTTTGGCCCACAAGACCTGATGCGATTGCTGACCGCTATGGGAGCCTTCGAGGTGCAGTATCAAGAAGCGGTTGCCGGGCCGATGGCTGAGGCTACAGCATCGGGCAGCACCTTCGGCACAAACGAGGTTGGCGTGGCTGCTGCGTTTGACGTGACCAACCCGCGTGTGGCTGAGTTCGCTGCAACGTACTCACAGCAGTTTGCCAGTGAGGCTGCTGCGGCATCCTTGCGACGAGCGCGGACAGTGATTGCACGCGGCCTGGAGCAAGGCCAAAGCGCACAGCAGATTGCAGACCAGATCAGCGTTGACTATGCGTTCAGCCCTGAGCGAGCGACCGTTGTGGCACGCACCGAGACTGCCCGTGCGTTCGTGGAAGGCGAGCGGCTTGGGTGGGAAGAGTCCGGCGTGGTACGTGGCAAGCAGTGGCAACTTGCCGCAGGTGCTTGCCCGTTCTGCCAACAGACCGCTTTGAAGGGAACGTCCAAAGTCTTTGGCCTCAACGAACCCTTCTGGAAGAACGGTGACACCATCTCGGCTGGAGGCGGAACCTATTCCGTCCGATATGGCGATGTGCAAGGTGCGCCACTTCACCCCAACTGCCGGTGCGACATCATCCCCGTGCTTGGAGATACTGACTGATGAATGAACTGAACCCAACCGAATACGGGTTGAAGTCTGATGTGCCAACCGTCTGGCGTGAACTGTCAATCAAGAACATTGAGATTGACCAGCCCAAGCGTAGCGTGCTGGCGTACATCACGACGGATCGCGTGGACGAAGAAGGCGAAGTGGTCGTGCCTGAGGGCATTGACTTCTCACGCTTCAAGAAGACTGGCACGGTGTTCTACAACCACGATTACGCAGCCCCGTGCGGCGTCTGCACCAGCATCAAGCACACTGATCGTGGCATCATGGCGGTTACGCAGTTCCCTGAGCGGCCCGAAGGCTACGAAGGCAAGTGGCTGCCTGATGAGGTGTTTGCCATGTTCGCGTCTGATCCGCCGATTGTGAAGGCGTTCAGCATCGGCTTTGCGTACACCCAAGTGCGTCAACCCACCAAGAAAGACTTTGACCGATACGGTCGTGATGACATCAAGCGAATCGTGAGCAAGTCACGCATGCTGGAATACAGCGTTGCGCCTTTGCCCATGAACGAAGACGCCATTGCCGTGCAAGTCACCAAGCAACTAAATGACACCGGCGACGTAGCCGATGTATGTAATTGTTCGCAGGCATCGTGCGAGAACCCTGAGAGCGTCAACTGTCGGCAGGCAGTTGGAGAAGCAGAGCAGGCATCGGCGACTCAGCCAGAGCGAAGTTCTATTGATTCTGAAACAAAGGAAAAAACCATGTCGGAAGATATCCGAAAGAAAATGATGGTTGACCTCAAGCCAGATATGACCATCGCCGAACTCATGGCTGCCATGGAAATGGAAGATGAGGCCGACGCTGTGCGTGCTGAGGTTGAGGAAGACGTGCGTAAAGCAGAACACGATGACGAAGAAAAGAAGAAGCAAGATGACAAAGACGAGAAGGCTGCCAAGTCTGCTGTCGCCCTTGTCGCTGATCTTGTCAAGAAGCAAGCAGCAGAAGGCCGCCGTCGTGTTGCCGCTGCCACGCCTGTCGTGACTGCTCCTGCTCTTCAAGGCAATCTCAAGCACCTCAAAGACGCCGAAACCGCACACGGTCTTGGTCAGTTCTTCTTGGGTTCAATGGGCAACAAGTCCGCTCAACAGTGGGTCTCGGATCGCTACGGTGCTAAGGCACACGGCGAAGTCAACAACTCGCTCGGCGGCTTCTTGGTTCCTGACGAACTTGAGCAAGCAATCATTGACTTGCGCGCTCAGTTCGGCAAGTTCCGTGCAAACACCCGTGTTCTCAACATGAGCCGAGACACCTTGCTCATCAACCGAATTGCTGGCGGTCTGACCGCTTCGTTCGTTGGTGAAGGTTCCTCGATCAGCGAGACCGATGCTTCATTCGATCAAGTGTCCCTGGTTGCCCGCAAGGCTGCCACTTTGACCAAGTACAGCCGTGAGTTGGCTGAAGATTCCGTTGTGAATCTTGGCGACTTCTTGGCTGGTGAAGTTGCCCGTGCTTTTGCCAACGCAGAAGACGAAGCAGGCTTCAATGGTGATGGCACTTCAAGCAACGGCGGCATCGTCGGACTCAAGAACGCTGTTGGCTCCGCTGGTCAGAAGACCGGATCCGGCAACGCTTACTCTGAGTTGACTCTTGCTGACTTCACCGGCACTGTTGGTCTGGCCCCTGAGTACGTCTTCTCGCAAGGCACTCCAAAGTGGTACATGTCCACCCAGTTCTACCACACCGTGGTTCTGGATCTTCTCGCTGACGCTGGCGGCAACACCAACCTCACCCTCGCTGGTGGCGTGGCTGTGCCTTCCTTGTTCGGCTACGAAGTCGTGCTTGCTGATGTCTTGCCTAAGACTGAAGCCAACTCTCAAATCTGTGCGTACTTTGGCGCACTCGAACTCGGTGCAACGATGGGCGACCGTCGGCCTACCGAGATTGCCGTGAGCGAAGATCGCTTCTTCGAGGCCGACCAGATCGGTGTTCGTGGAACCACTCGCTTTGACATCAACTGCCACGATGTTGGTGACAGCAGCGCCGCCGGTGCTATCGTTGCCCTCAAGACGGCTGCTTCCTAATTGAAAGGTTGATACCAAATGATTCCTCTTCAAGACATCACCTTCAAGCACTTCTCCGAGTCCGATGCTTCGGCAGCGACCAAGGAGATTGACACCCTGAACGCTGACTATCTCGTCATTCAGTTCTTCACCTCTGGTGGTTCTAATGGCGCTATGGCAGCACTGAAGTTGCAAGAGTCCGACGCTTCTGGTTCCGGTCAAGCCGACATCTCCGGCACTGACTTGTCCAGCACCGTCACCTCTCCAACCGCTGTGGCTGCCGACGATGGTTGTGCTTTGTACTTCGTTGACCTGCGTGGTCGTAAGCGGTACATCACCATCTCGTTTGACGGGCCTGCCTCGTCCAGCAACTATGTTGCAGCGTTTACTCTTAACGATCAGCGACCAATCACCGCTGCTTCTGCCGACTGGCAAGGCCGCGTGATCATCTGATCATTCACAACCCGTGACCTTCCTCTCAAAGGCCCGGCAGTCCGTTCGTGGCTGCCGGGCTGAGGGGGGAACAGGAGACTGCTGATGGCTCTGGCTGACAACGCACTCGTATCTCTGGCTGATGCAAAGGCGTACATGGGGGTTGGCACATCCGGCGATGATGCCCTAATCGAACGCCTGATCAACGCAGAGTCAACCCGCATCGAGCGGTACTGCGACCGCAACTTCAGAAAGCAGTCTTACCGCGAGTCATACAACGGCTCCGGGCAACGACGGTTGCGGCTTCGCAACTACCCAGTCATCGGAATCAGCCGCGTAGCCATCGGCAACAAGATCGCGTTCAGTGTCAGCAGCGACACCGCTAGCGACCTGCGTGCAGTTGTCGAGGTGCAAGATGACCGCTTAGTTCTGACCCGTCACCAGTCAGACGGCACAAAGACAACGACCAACCTTGTCTTTGCGTCTGCCAACAACGACACGGCTTCGGGCCTTGTCGATGCCATCAACGCTGTGTCTGGCTTTGATGCAACCTTGTCAACCAACTGCTTGAGCATTGACCTGTTCCGCCAAGGCGGCGTGAACGTCATGCTCTCGACTGCACAGGTTGAGTTCCCCGACCGCGATGATATCCCGTACCGCGTGCATGATGATCGTGCCACGCTTGAGTTCGTGGATTCAGCCGACATGCTGTTCTTCGGCAAAGCCACTGACGCAGGGCTGCCATTCCCTCACACCTTCGGTGGCATCCTCGTCGAGTACGACGCAGGCTTTGACGGGCTGACCGAGATACCTGCTGACCTTGCACAAGCCTGCATCGAGTTGGTGCAGTACGCCTACAGCAACAAGGCCGAGAACCCAACCATGCAGTCTGAGTCAATCGGCTCATACTCGTACACCCGTGCATCCGATCCAATCCGATCATCGGAGCGGATCAGAGAACTTCTGGCCCAGTTCATTGATAGGAAGTCATGAGCGTCACCGAACTCATCACAAAGCATGGCGTGTCAATCACCATCCAGACCGCCGGAACCGCGAACGATGCGTCAGGCTTCCCAGTGCTGACGTACTCGGACGGCTCAACCGTCACCGGGTTCATTCAGCCTGCCGGTGCGTCGGAGCCTCTGCAAGCCGGTCGTGACGAACTGGTGATCACGCACCGCGTGTACTTTGATGCAGGCGTGACCATCGCACCAACCAACCGGCTGAAGTTCACCGATCCGGCAGACAGCAGCGTGCGGTTCCTGGAAGTGGTCGGCGTGATCAAGCCCGGCATGTTTGCTGGTGCTGCATCGCTGGCTCACGTCGTGGTTGACTGCTCCGAAGATTCAACGGCGGTGGCATGAGTTATCAGTTCAACAACAAACTGGTGATGCAACTTGGTGAGCAGATGGCATCTGGTGCGGTGCTTGCTGCGGGCATTCTGCTGCAACGTGAGATCAAAGAGCGGCTGAACCTTGGCAAGTCGCCGCCTGCCTCCATCGCTCCCAATGGCCCGTTCAAAGACACTGGCACGCTTGGTCGCAGTATTCAGGTTGATGACAGCAATGCCAAAGGCAAGAAGCCAAGTGTGCGGGTTGGCACATCGCTGGTCTACGCTGCTCGGCTGGAGTTCGGGTTCGTCGGTGCTGACAGCAAGGGCCGCGTGATCAACCAAGCAGCCCGACCGTACATGCGTGACTCGTTGAACAACAATGTCAAAGAGATGCGGAAAGCAGCGATTGCGGCGGCTGAGAAGGTGTTCAGGAAGTTCGCAGCACAGCGAGGTGGACGATGAGCCAAGACGTTGTAAAAGCGTTCTACACGCAACTGATCAGCGACACCAGTGGCGGCTCTTTCCATACAGCCGTGGGCGGTCGGATCTACGAGCAGGAAGCACCAAGCATGGAAGCCGTGCCGCTGTCCACGTTCCAACTGATCAGCGCACCGTTTGAGCAGACGTTCAACGGCAGCACAATCAAGGACTATCTGTTCCAAGTCGATATTTACAACAGGAAGCAGGACGGTATGACAGCCCTCGGCGGCATCCAAACCAAACTGCTTGCGCTTATGAATAACAGCACGCCAAGCATCGACAACCACGGGCGTGCGAAGATCGAATGTACCAACGACGGTATTCGCTCAGTCGAGGGCGAGTACCTTAGAGTCATCACTGAATTCAGGCTTCGCACTGGGGCCGTCACCTAAGGAGCCAACACATGGCAAACCGTATCACCGGATCCGACGGTCAATGCACCGTTGCGAACCACAACATCCTCTTCAACACTTGGTCAGCAACCTTCTCGCAGGTTGTCTCTGATGTCACCTCGTTTGCTGACACCTTTGCACAGAAGCGCGGTGGCCTCATGTCCGGCACATTCTCTGCTTCTGGCATCATGCAAGACAACGCAGGCACAACCGAGCCAATGCCAACTTCAACAGATGTGCTGAACTTCAGCAAGGCTGGTGAGGCTGTGACTTTGCAAACCGGATCCACCACCAAGAACTTGAGCCAGTGGTCAGGTACGGCTGTTATTGGCAACGTGTCACCCACCAGCACCCAAGGTGGCGATGCTTCGATCAGTGTTGACGGTGAGTTCACTGGTGACATCACCTTGACTTGGGATGAAACCTAAGCATGGCAAGGAAGTCGCCCGATGATTGGGTCTCGGTTGTGCAGTTCAAAGGGCTGAAGACCGGCAAGATCATCACGAGGAAGTGCGGCTGCTCCGCAGAAACACTTGAGGAAGCACAGCGTTGTGCTATCTCGCTCTATCGTTTGACCAACGACATCAACCGTCTGGTCAGTATTGAAACCAAGCGGCGGCGGGACTGGACTGAATCCACAGTCTCGCTGCCGCCTAACCTGAGAGGAACAGCATGAACAAGGAAGTCACGATCACGTTGGATGGGCAAGAGTTCATTGTGCCGCGTCTGACCGTACGACAGATCCACGAAGTAGGCCACCGGATCTTCGAGACTCGCCGGAAAGAATGTATTGATGATTGCCGTGCCGTTGGAATGGACAACAAGCAGACGATGGCTGAGGTGGCACAACTTCGGGCGGCGTGGGATCAAGGCACAGAAGTCAAACGCCAGGCATACACCGAACTCGGTGCGAGAATGTTCGTTGCAGCAGCCCTTGAGGGAGCCAGCAAAGAGCCTGACGTACTTGACGCGGTTGACGATCTGGTTGCCCTGGCATCTGCTTCGGCTGCCGTCTGCGGGCTTTGGAACCCGTGGGAAGAATCCAACGACGAGCAAGCAGAAGAGATTGATCCAGATGCAGAGGAGATCGTTGCCAACAATCAAGCGTGAGGCCGGGCGTCAGTCTTGTTCACCGGGACTGGACGAAAGAGCGGGCGTACATTGCCCACTTCTTCCCCGGCGTTGGAGAGCCGATAGAACTAACGCTGCCAGAATGGAACGGCCTACTGGAGCAAGTCGAGACGTTTGCAAAGATGAGGTGACACATGGCTGATCTGAAAGCAGGCTCTCTGAATGTTGAGATCACGGCAGACAACAAGCGTCTTGAAAAAGGCTTGAAGGATGCCGAGCAGAAGGTCAAGCAAACTGACCGCAAACTTGAAGAGTTTGGCAAGACTGCCCAACGCTCCACAGAAAAAGCCAGTGGTGGCTTCCTCGAAGCAACAGGCGCAACACAGCAATTTCAGTCGCAAATATCTGCCGCACTCGGTGTGATTGCAGGCTTTGCTGCGGTCGGTGCTATTGCGCAAGGCATCGTCAAAGGCTTTGATGAATCAAGAGAAGCAGTAGAAAAAGCAGACACGGCACTCGAAGTCTTGCAAATAAGACTTGAGGCGATTGGCAAAAACACGCCTGTCTTTGGTCAACTGATTCAACTTGGTAGTGGTTTGGCAGATGCGTTTGGTCGCGCTGCTTTTGAGGCAAAAAAAGCAAGGACAGAAGCAGGACAGTTAGGCAGTAGTTTAGGACTTGCAGGCAACCTTTTATTTGGTGCAAGAGGACAAGAACTAGACGAAGCAGCAGCAGCGGAACGTCGTGCGGCCCTTGATGAGCAACTTGGCATCGAGGTCAAGGCACTCCAAACGGCTCGCCTCAGAGCGCAACTAGAACAAGCGCAACTCAAGAATGATCAAGCACAAATTGAGTTCTTTGAGAATCAAATCAAGATTCGTGAAATCGAAGAGGAACGTCTTCGTATTGGTGTCTTGCTTGGTGAACTTGAAAAGGAAGGGCTGAAAAACACGGCTGGCAAACTGCGAAGTGCAGCGGATGACCTCAAGCAACAACAACTGAAAACAATTGAACTCGAAAAGCAGTTGAAGACAAACCAAGCCATCTCTGCAACAGTCGGCGGCACGACCGCCATCGGTGCGTTCAAGACCGCTGCTTCAATCGCCAAGAGTTCTGCTACCGTCCCGCAATCATCACCGGCAGAGAACGCTCAAGTTAGTCTGCTTGAAGAGGCCAACCGCCTTCTTGGTCAACTGGTATCTGGACAAGGGACAGCATTCGCATGACGATCACAAGCAACGAAGTCAAAGACAGTGGCGGTCTGATCATCGACTCGAAGGAGCCGAAGAGTACGACCAAGCGACGGTTCGTGGTGTCATCCGATACGGCTGGCGAACTCGACACCGACTACCAAGCCATCCGGTTTACCCGTGTTCGTATGGGCGATCCGCACCCGGACTACCCGACGCTAGTGGCTGTGCGTGTGGAGTCCAAGCGTGACGTTGACAACCCGCTCGTCTGGCGTGTGGTGTTCGAGTACGAGACACAGCAGTTGCTTGGTGAGCCTTCGACTGAAGTTGAACAGTTCTCTCAGAAGTGGAACCTTGCGATTGATGCCAAGTTCCGCGACGTATACCGAACCTCAGAGGATGCTGGTGCAGACTTCTCGCCGTTCGTCAATCCAGCCGACGCAGGCTTTACACTCTTGCCGTTGGCATCACAACCGGACATTGGTGGCAAGCCTATTGACTCTGGTGGCAAGCCAACCAGCGTCCTTGTTCGTGAAGCCAAACTCATCGTTGACATTGAGATTGTCACCGACCCTGCAAAGGCTGGATCGTATCTCGCATCGTTACTGCAATACGCAGGCCGACGAAATCAGGGCAAGTTCTTGGGTGCGCCAGAAGGCACGCTGGTCTACCTCGGCGCGCAAACGCAGTACCTTGGTGACACTGAGTTCGGCACGCGATACGGCATCAAGCACACGATTGCCTTTGACGAGTTCTACCACCGAATTCAAGTGCCACAAATCAGTGCTTCACGACAAGGCAAGGTGCAACTTGGTGGTGATGTGACGGGTGCTCCTGCTGGTTATGCACGGCACGCATTCTTTGTGAACTGGGTTCAACCGTTCCCACGCAAGTTCGACTTTAGGCTTTTGGGTATCCGTCTGTGAGTGGCAACATACCACCCATCACGCAAGGGCTTGGCAAGTTCACGCCAGATGTGTGGCGTCGAATGTCCGAGTCGATCTATGACACGGAAGAGTCACAAGGCAAACGACCGCCAAGCAGGGATGATGACCAAGGCATCGTGACCTTCCCGGCCCAAATCACCGGGTACAACTTGATCAACCCAGGTGAACAGTCA